GAATTTCTGGTGCGATATACTTAGACTGATCTGTGTACCATAGTATCAGATTTGCTGTTAAGAGAGCCGCAGCAATAGATTCTGGGGTATCCTCAGTCTTCCCATCTAGGTATCTATCTGCACCATACGCCCATCTCGCCGACGCCATAATATACAAAAGGGGTAGAGGTTCAAGGGGTGTCCCCGAACATAATGCTAATACAGACATGATTGTACCGACTCCTAGCCCGGTTGTCATCTGTGTATTATAATTACTTGTCACCATAAATTTCAAGAATATCCCGCACGATAGGACTTCTCTCGATATCACTGAATTCAAATTTAATGTACTCAATTCTTTTGGTGCGTTTACCATCTAATTTTGAACATATATCTATGAGACCATTATCTTCATATTTACGATCATGTTGTTTGGGATCACCTGTTATGACCATCTTACTACCTTCACCTATACGTGTAAGAAGCATCTTCATTTGATTTGGTGTTGAGTTCTGCATTTCATCTGCTATAATGAATGAATCTTTGAATGTTCGTCCTCTCATGTACGCCAATGGGCATATTTCAATAATCTTCTCTTTGATCATATATTGAATATCACCTTGACTGTAGAATTCACTAAAAACATCCATGATGGGTCTGGTCCATGGATCCATTTTCTCTTCTAGAGTTCCGGGGAGGTAGCCTATATCTTCTTCAACAGACACAACTGGTCGGGTTAAAATGATTTTCTTATATGTTTTGTCGTTATAACCAGATATAGCTGCATAACACGCTAACATAGTTTTACCCGTACCTGCTGGTCCTACTGCGAATACCATGGGTTTATTCATACTGTAGAGTACTCGATTGTAGTCTTTTTGGTGGTCATTTTTTGGTACTACAGTTGGATGTGGAATCTGCTCAATCCCCTCCATCTCTCCATCTACGTAATAGTCGTGTTCGTCGTATGATGACGAGAGTGAAAATTTTAAATTGTTGCGACTTCTTTTACCCCCCATACTTTTTACACAGAAGTTTTATTTACCCACCATATAAAACCACCTAATATTGAAACCAAAACGGCGACTAAAAGACCAAATGAAAACTTTTTAGGGTTTTCGTCTGGTGGTTTATCAGGAAGTCTTTCAACATTCTGATTAAGTCTGTCGATCTTGTTCAAGAGTTTTTCCATCGCCATTAAAATTTGAAGTTCGCGGTCTTTTGGTTTTTCCTTTACATTAACCGTAGTAATCTCAAGAATCATATACCATTTAGCATCTGGTTGAAGAGTTACGTAGTCACCATCATCTTGTTGTTCATTAATTGTGAAATTCAGTTTCTTAATCGATATGGGATTAAAGTAATTTGTGTGTTGATTAAATCGACGCCATTGTTTGTCACGTAAAATTGCATTATTACTTCCTGAAAAATGTCTTTCGAGGGGCACTCTAGCAAGTATTTGTCCTTGTCTTTCATCAAGAATTTGAGCAACTTTGGGAACTTCTGGGCATATGATATCAACGTATTTTGCTATGTTTGTACTCCCACTTGCACCACTATCACCTATTTGTGTGATATAGAAATCAGCAATTTTAATACCCAGTACCCTACTCATATCCTCGACGTGTGTATTAGACTCCAAAGTGAGATCGAGTGCGAATGTATTGTTCGTGCCATTCACAAATTCAGAATCTAACACGATATACTGAACTTTTTTAGGTACGTCATCCAGTGACATTTCTAATATCACTAGAGATTATATTATGCCGATTTCTATGGCAACGAAGGCGATAGCGTTTACTGGTACTCTTGCTGTGGTGACGGTTATAGATAGTATTCGAGTTTTTAACGAGTATAAAAAAATAGATACTAAAGTTAATAAAAAATGATCTCAACCAACTGGGTTCACGCTATCTGCAGGACGATGATTTCTATGGGTCCCGAATATACCACTAATGTTCTCAAGTGGGTCAAGAGCGCCGTTTGGGATGCCCCTTATCGTGTATGGCTTGATATTGAACTTCAGAAGATCGCCTATGATCGCGAAGATTGGAAGAATGATCAGCTCTACCCAAGTGATGATGAGACACCTAAGTCGGACTAAAATATCTAAAAAATTAACAATGAGCGAATACATCATCCCCATCAACGGCCTTTTTGCCCACTCCTTATATCCTCTCGGCATCCCTGGATTGGCCACTGACGAATTGAGAATTGCTTTTCTTCAAGCTACTGAACCACTTTGTCCAGACGTTCAACGGAAGATTTGGGAGGAAGTTCTTTACTGTACCACGCCAATTGAACCACCTCCTGCACCCCAAAAATGCCGTTCGGTTTCATACAATCGATCGTCGATCTCATTACCCCGAAACCTATTCGAAATGAAAGATCTTTGAGTGATCGAATTTTAACTCAAGATATAATCGAGACGGTTAATGATTGTGGTGAAAAGCGCTACATTCAAATTGAAACCGAGAGAAATCAAAAAAGAGAAAGAGAAACCGATTTAAATATTCTCCTTACGAAGTGTAAAAGGTTACTATCCTTCGTAGAGACAACAAAAAATGAATCGATCTTTAAAAAATTGGTGGCTTTCACTGAAAAAGTAAGACAAGCCTTATATCTTGGTGATGACATTCGAGATTTGTTTCATGAGTTTGAACAAATTGAAAATATTACAAAAAAAAGTTCCAAGTCGTTTAAAAACCTAAGTGATGTAATGATGATGGGATAATCAAGTAAAACATGGACCTCTTTCATAAAATAATGGAGCTTGTTGACAAGAACTCGGATAAGATTCCCGAGGGAGACTATCTGGAGTTGTGTGACACTATACATGAACTGCGACGACAAGTGAAACCACCTTCATTTCTTCTCGACCAAAATCAACCACTCATGTATGCACCCATGTCAGATGGACAGCCGCCCGAATGGATTGAGGATCCATTACCATCTGATCCTGATACTGCTGCTCAGCGATCACGTGAACAACTTCAACAACGGTGGAGAGAACTTGAGGAAGAGGTTATGTATCCTGGATTGAACCAATTCCTGCAAGAATTGCATGAGGAGTGGTCAGCGACCGATACTATGAGTCCTGTAGAGCCGGGTGCGTATTACCCTCCACCGAGACAGGGAATGCATCAACACGTGGAGGATGGTACCACAGTTGCTGAAGTTTCTATGATGGATATCGACTAACGCCTAGGTCTCACACGTAAACTATTGAGATCTCGCCAAGCATCTCGAATCACCCGTGGTGGTGCTGAGGGATCAACTGTAGCTGTAGTTTCTAGTTGACCTGTTAGCTCTTTTAATTTCATATGTAAATGTTTGAGTTCGTTTGATATCTCCACGTACGCCCATTCTGTTTTTGTTGGGAACATTTCATCATTCTCCATGATCTCCATGATGTTTCTTAGATGTTCCATACCTAAGTGAAGCCTAGAATTTATATTTTTCAATAAAAAACAATCAACCAACATGGAAGACTTACGTAACCTCATGGCATGCATCGACGAAATATCCAGTCAGATCCCTGACGGAATGTATCTGAAGATGGCTGACCAAATGAAACGCGTTCATGAACACATGAATGGCAACAAGAGCATCCACGATGACACCTTCTACTACAGTGACGATGATTCTGTCCTTGATAGTGATGATGACTCGGACAGTGACTTCACCCCGAATCCCGATCGAACACGTCTCTCTGATATTGCACTTCTCAGAGACCAGCTTCTGGATCGTGTGAAGAAGATGCATGAGGAGTACAAGGTTCTCATGAAGTGTGAAAAGGAAGCGAGGCGTACTTGGACCCCCATCAAGCGTATGACTGCGTTTCGAAAGACTCAGGCTATCAAGCTGTGGTGTGAAAATAACGTCAGATGGGCTCCTGGTGGTGAGGCTGGGGAACTCGTTGGTTACCTAAGCACCGCCGCCGTGAATGGACCGACAAGCGGCTGGACCTGGAAAAACCTGATGGAAAACGGTCTTCGGACAATTGTGTTGAAAATTGGAACCGATGAGGAGATTATCCGTGCTCAACGTGGATTCGTCTACTACGATGAACTTTCACTCAAAACAATCCAAAAGCTTCCCGCCTTTGAGAAGAAGATTTACGATGACTACAAGGAAGAATGCCAAAGGAAATGGTATGTCGCCCTCCAAAACGCTAAGTTAAAGGTGGTTGAGTCGAAGGCAAAGATGGCCGGGTTTGAGATGTTTTGTGTGGATAGGGAGAGCGAGTTGAGGCTAGCTGATGCTCCCGTCTATCACCGTGATTACTGGGAGTCCGCGACAAACGAGTTTTGGGTGGGTGAGAATGGACGAATGGTGGACAACGGGTTTGTGGCACGGGTCGAACGACGCCGTTAAAGAATTTAGCCGTGTAATATAGTAATGAATGTACTTCAAAATGTAATGCAAATAATAGACAGTATATCTGATAAAATCCCTGAGAACGTCTACCTATCCCTCTGCAACGAATTAAAGAAACTCTACGCTTTCATCCCCGATAAAATCAGACCAGCCCTCTCTAGAACAAACAGTGCCGCCAACGTACCCGCATCATCACCTGCGAATGGGTATTGGTTTAGGTGATAATGAATATAAAGTTAAATACCATTTAGTATCCAAATGCTGGCTATTCGTCCTACGATCACCGTGCCAAAACATGTAAATCGTTTCAAGAAAACTCTAAAAACACACGCAAAGGCTGTGGATCCTTACCGTGATACATCTCTTCGATACATGGGATACGCAAATGAAGTTGGTGAGGCTTTTACAGTGTTTATTCCGGAATGGGGTGTTCCCGCATCATACTGTGTGGCTGCGTCGTATGTCATGTTTGATACAATTGACAAGGGTCAAAAGGCATACGAGACCGCAGACGAAGAAACTAAGATTCAAGATGCACTCAAAGTATCGGCTGAAACTATGACTTGGCAGATGCTCGCATCGGTCTTTTGGCCGGGGTCTATTATTCGTGTAATTGTAAACATGTCCGATAACATGATAGCTAATAAACTTACCGAAAATGAGCAGTTTGCTCACGTGTTGGCCACACTTTTTGGACTTATGGCTATTCCCATGATCATTAAACCTATTGATACTACGGTTGATAAGGTGATGGAAACCTCGATTTCCAAAGTTATTCACGGAAAGATTAAAACACCCGAAGATGCGAGTGCAGCCTTCATGACATCGATGGGTTCTTTTTCTGTTCCACCTATCATGTATTCTCTGGCTTCTTACATCAAGTCGGTTTAAGTACCTAAGTCATCAGAAATCTTTGTATTTTCCAACCAACAAACAACAAACAACAAACAAGAATGAACTTTGAAATCCAAGCTCTCGGCGGCAAGCTCATCGGATCCCGCTCCGCCATGAAAACTTTGGATCGTCTCACGACCCTGCTCCCGAACGCTAAAATCAACTTTGAGGTCCTCCCTCCCCCTGAGACCAAGAAGGCTGAGTTTGGCAGCATGCCCGACTTTCGCGATCCGGTCTCTGACGAGGATGATGATGACATCATGCATGACCCCGACATCCAAGAGATGGTCGAAAACGGAGAACACACCTGTCACATGTTTGACGCTCATTGCCAAGCATGTGAAGATGACGAGGAGGACGAGGAGGACGAGGAGGACGAGGATGACATCACCCTCGCGGATCTTAAGGAACAGCTCGAGGATAACATGACCCTCGCAGAGATCCAAAAGG